TATCAATCTTGGCTTTTACTAATTTCCACTATTTAAAATCTGAACTTCACATACAGGTTCCCTCTGTCGTCATTACCTAACGCTAAAGTTGTTCTATTAAGTGTGTTTAAATTTTTCATAATGTTAAATATAAATATAGTAAAAAATCAAAAAGTGTCAACCCTACAAATATTTTTTAAATAATTTTTCCAAAATTTCTTCATCTTCACGAGATAATCGAATATAATGTGATGATAATTCGCTCATTTTATTTATAAATTTTTCCTCAAGAAAAGTCATTTTTTTATCAATCGGGAAATAATGAGGTAAATGTCCATCATCTTTCAATGTTTTAATTATTTCCTTTATATCTCTTGTACCACAACTAGATATGAAATCATCCACATCAATGTCCACATAAGTTTCAAAATTTGGCATATTTTATTTATTTAATAGGTTTAAAATTTCTTCTTTTGCTTTTTCGGTGGATTGTTTGTTGTGTCCTCCGATATTCCATTCAATTTCTTCATCCAATCCAACTTCACGATACATTTTCCAATCATAAATGGTAATTACTTGATTATCTTCATTCTCTAAAATCCATTGAAGGGTTGTTTTTCCATCTCCGGATTTTAATTTGGGGTATACCCCAACAATTTCTGATAATTGATTTGCGGTTGCTCTAATTGTTATCCCATGGAAACTCGTTCCAATTCCAAATGATTCTGACTTTCTTAACATAACTTTAATTTCTTTTTCTACCCCAAAATGTTCCTACAATAACAGACATAAATACGACTGCTAAAATTAATCCAATATCTTCCATAACTTTTTTATTTTATAATGCAAATATAGTAAAGTTTATTTTAAGTTGTTAAATTTTCTTTGAATTTTTTTTCCAATCCCGAGATAATATAAGATGCGGTCATATAATTGGTTGCCAATGGTGTGTTATAAACATTGCAAATTCTTAACAACATATTGACATCGACTTGGTGGGGATGAACTTCCAAGGGGTCGATAAAAAATACGACCCCGGAAATTTCTCCATCCGCAATCATTGACGCAATTTGAGCATCACCACCTAATGGACCGGATTTAAGACATTGAACCTTTAATCCGGCGTGTTCGATGTGTTTTCCTGTTGTTCCGGTTGCAATTACCTCAACTTGTTTGAAGAATTCCAATCTCTTCATAACAAATGCAACCATATCCGCCTTTTTCCCATCGTGGGCAATAACCGCTATCTTCATATTATACTGTATGGTCGATTCTAACTCTAACACAAGTTTGATTCAATCTATTTATGTGTAGATAATTGTTAATGTAGCCCATAATATTGGCACTACCGATAGCGTTAGCCGAATGAGTGAAGACATCCACAACCGGAGCACCATCCATCCATTTCTCAACCAACCATTTTGCACAATCATAACCCGTTTTCTCGGTGATATTGTCATAATTCAACTCATAGTTGTTATAGACATTGTTATACCATTCTTGCATCGCACTATCACCCAAGTCGTGGTCAAGAGAAATTAACTCAATGTTCTCCAACCCTATTTCGGTTACTTTATCAACGAATTCCTCGTAATTTCTAACAACAACCCATTCATCTTTTGCAACAGGTGTACGCACGTCGTCCAAATAAATTTTTACTTTTTTCATACCACAAAGATAATATATTTTTTCAAAAATCAAATTTTTTTTTTGGTTTTATAAATAAAAGACCTATAATTTAAAAAAATTATGAGATGAGCGGAGTTTTAGTGTTAAATTACGATTACACTCCATTGAATGTCACGACAACAAGAAGAGGTTTCGTATTAGTTGATAAAGGTAAGGCCGAAATTATTAAATCGGACGATAATCCTATTGTTGGTGGTTATAACACTTATGTTAGACCGGTAATCATTAGATTATTACATTATATTAAACATAAAGTTAGATTCATTCGACCAAATAGAATTAGAATCTATAAAAGAGATAATCACGAGTGTGTATATTGTGGTTCGTCAAAACAATTAACTTTAGACCACGTAATACCTAAATCAAGAGGTGGTGGAAATGATTGGAGTAACTTGGTAACATGTTGTTTTAGTTGCAACCTTAAAAAGGGTAATAAGACTCCTGAAGAAGCGAAAATGACAATGAGAGTAAAACCATATACACCAACAATATTAACGGAAAATAGTCTTTTAAATAAATTGTGGGAAGAATATAAAATGTCCTTCAGTTATTAAAAGTTTTTATTTAATAAAAAAACCAAATTAAAAAAAAAAATGGAAAATCAAACAAATTCAGAACAAGCAGGTCAAGAACAAAACCCGCTAGATGTATTAAACGCATCAATGTTATTCGCAAGAGCATTAGGATTAATCTTCAAAGAAAATGAAGGTATTGTTGTTAATGTTACGGGAGACGTTAATTTAGGAGATGACGCAAAAAAAGTAATTGTCTTCAAACAAAATGACCAAATTCATATTTTCAGATGTGATGAGGATATTGAAGAAGGTATGGCGGTAAATTTAGGACCAAATCCTGATGAGGAACCGACTCAAGAACAAACACAAGAACCTCAATCATAATTTTTTTATTGAGTTAATTTTATTGTATTATATTTGCATAAATAAATTTTAAGAATATGAATTACGGACAAGAATTTCAATCGTACTACACAAAACATTTAGGTAAACCATCATCTCATTTGGATTACTTTACAAAACAAATTGAATCCTCAATGACACCATATATTTTGGAGGAAAGGGAAATGAGAGCAACACAAATGGATATTTTTTCAAGATTACTTCGTGACCGTATATTATGGGCCGCAGGACCGGTAGATGATAGAATGTCAACTGTTGTTCAAGCGCAACTTATGTTTTTGGATAATACCGATACAACGGATATTACAATTCATTTGGATAGTGGTGGTGGAAGTATAAAATCAGGATTAAGTATGATTGATGTTATGAATTACATTAAATGTGATGTTAGAACAATTAATGTTGGTATGTGCGCATCTATGGGTGCAGTATTATTAGGTGCAGGAACAAAGGGTAAGAGAAGTTCACTTAAGTTCTCAAGGACTATGATACACCAGTCATCGTCAGGGTTTCAAGGTACTTACGCAGACGCTAAAGTTAATTTTGAAGAATGGACTAAAATTAATGACACTATATTTAATTTACTTAGTGAATATTGTGGTAAACCTTCAGAACAAATAAAAATTGATGCCGATAGAGATTTATGGTTTTCATCACAAGAAACTCTTGATTACGGGTTAATTGATGAGATTGTAACAAAAAGAAAATAATTTTTTACTAAACTAATGTTGGATATATTTATAATATATGGGATATATTTATTTGTTAGTAGATAAAAGAAATGGTAAAAAATATGTTGGTAAACATAATAACAATAAAAAAGATTATTGGTCATCAGGTATAATACCAAATAGAATTGCAAAAAAATACGGTAGAGACATTTTTAATAGATTTATATTGGAAGACAATATATCAAATCACTTATTAAATGAGAAAGAGATATTTTATATAAATAAAGAAAATTCTTTTTTAGATGGTTATAATTCAACTAAAGGAGGTGATGGAGGTGGAGATTGGATATTAAACAAATCAAAAGAAGAGATGGAAAAAATCTCCGATATTAAATCAAAGAAAATGTTAGGTAGAATTTTTTCTGAGTTAACGATTTCAAAAATGAAAGAATCTGGTAAGAAAAAAAAATTAACCGAAGAACATAAAAAAAATATTTCTATTGCGGTAAGAAAAAGAGGAGGTTTTCCACATAGTGAAGAAACTAAAGTGAAATTATCGAAATTGAAAAAAGGGACTAAAAATGACCTGCATTCTAATTTTATGAAAAAAAATAATCCAAATTTTTGTAAAATTAGTGTTAACGGAATTATTTACAATTCAATAAAAGAATATTCTACCATACACAATATTAGTTACAATACCGTAAAAAATAGATTAAATTCTACCACAAAAAATTTTGAAAATTGGTTTAGAATTAAACCAAAAAAGGAGAGTCAATGACTCTCCTTTTTTGTTAGATGTGGAATACCCCCTTAGTTTAACCCATTTATACTCAAAAAGTATCTAACTCCTTGAATGTCTTTAATCATTATTTCTTTATTATAA